GCCCCAGGGGAGCAGCGGGCAGCCCATTACGTTGGACGAACTACGCGCCCTTGTGACGCTTATTATTCAAGCCATCCGGGAAAACGGAGGCCCGATCATCATCGGCGATGAGGCCATCGGCCGTGCCAATGACCGATACCGCCAGGACCGTGCAATCATGACAGGAGGGATGGCATGAAGAATTTGAACCGAACCGACCTGTTGCAGATCGACGGCCATCCCCTGCCGGTGCCTACCGGCTCCCCCGGCATCAGTTTTGAGGATGTAGAGAGCAGCGACAGCGGTGCCGATGAAATGGGCGTCTACCATCGGGAGGTGCTGCGCTACGGTGTGCTGACCGCCTCGCTGGAATACGCCTACCTGACCAACGCGGACTGCGCCTACCTGGTGAGCCTGCTGGCGGGTAAGACTACCTTCCAATTCACCTGCCCGGTGTCGGGAGACGGCACCGACGTGACCGACACAACCACCCGAACCTGCTACTGCGCCAACTACGGCGCCGCCCTGCTGCGGCTCAAGCGCGGCGTGTGGCGGGATTTTTCCCTTGAGATCAAGGAGTGCTGACCATGCTCAAAAATGTGCTGGTGCTGGATGACGGCAGCGAGATCGTCGCCGGGTATGTCGGGCAAAACGCCATCCTGAGCCTGTCTCACACTGCCATGGTCTCCAGCACGACGGACCTTGCGCCCGGCGCGGCTTGTTCCGCCAAAATCGAGGTCACGATCTGGGTGGAGCCTGGCGGAGCGCTGGTTATTACCTCCGGTACCCGCCTGCGGTACTACCGCGAGGACGCCTCTGGCACCCGCACCCTGGTGGGTACCTTTTGGGCCGTCAAGCCCACCAAGCAGACCAGGAATACCTACAAAATATATGCTTACGATGTCGTGAGCAAGCTGGACGGCATCCAGTCCACATGGCTGCGGTCCATCCAGGGCGATTTCCCAATGACCATTTGGGCGTTCGCCCAGCGGGTAGCACAGCGGTGCAATGTTGAGATTGCCAACACCGAGTTGCCCCGCAGCGCCGACTACTCGGTAGCGGCGTTCTACAGCGACAACCTGACTGGCCGGCAGATGCTGTCTTGGGTGGCGCAAGCGGCCTGCACCTTCCTGCGGGCAACGCCCGACGGAAAGCTGGAGTTCGCCTGGTACACTGACCATGCCCGGTCTGGCATCGGGCCGGGGTCTGGCAGCGAGTGGACGGCGCTGGACCTGTCCGGCCAACTGCTGGCGACGGTGGACGGTGAGATCTGGACCTTTGCCCAGCCGCAGGCGGGCTACTACTCCGGCACGCTGTCCTACGAAGATTACACCACCGCCCCCATCGACAAAGTGCAGATCAAGCAGACCGATGATGATGTGGGCGTGCTCTACCCGCCCGATGAGGCCGGCACAAACGCCCTGATCATCCAGGGCAACCTGCTGCTGACCACCCAGACCGCCGACGCCCTGCGCCCGGTGGCACAGGCCATCTACGAGCAGATGAAGGGCGTGACCTACACACCGCTGCAGGTATCCATCCCGCTGACGGACGACGCACCGGCGCCTGGCGAAACACTCACGGTAGCCGACGCCTACGGCCGCCGGATGCAGACCTATATCATGCAGCGGACCACCAGCGGGAAAAAAGTCTCACTGGAAAGCACCGGCAACGCCCGGCGGGACGGAACCGCTGCGGTCAACTCTCAAAAATGGCAGAACCTGCAGGGTAAGATGTTGGAAATCGAGGCTGACGTAGACGGCCTGAGTGTAAAGGCCAGCGAGCTGGCCGGCAACTACACCGAGCTGAACCTCGACGTCGAAGGGCTGTCGGCCCGCACCCAGAACCTCGAAGGGGACTACACCCAGCTCGACCTCGAGGTAGGCGGGCTGTCGGCCCGCACCCAGAACCTCGAAGGGGACGCCACCCAGCTGCGGCAGACCGTCGACGGGCTTGACCTGACGGTCGTCAAAAAAGGCCAGGTGCGCACCCAGTTTGCCGCTGATGCCGACAGCGTGGATATCACCAGCGGCCTGATTTCTTTCAAGTCCAATACCCTGGCGGTGGACAGCAGCAACTTCAAACTCAATGCGGCCGGAAACGTCACCGCCTCCGGTTCCTTTTCTTCCAACAACGGGGTTGGCGGTGCGGGACGGAATGAATCCACCCTGTCCAGCGGGTCCATCGCGTTCCGGCGTACCACCTCGGCCGGGCAAAACCTTATGGCGGCGGAAGTGTACGGCCTGGGCGCCAACGCGGCCCACGGGTGCATGAATATCTACGGGACGGACGCCTCCAACAACAATAACATCGGGCAGTTCATTGTGCAGGGCAGTTATACCGGCGGGCAGGTGTGGATTCGCAATGCGGCCGGACAGAATGAGATCACACTGTTCGGCGGCAACGGCGGCAATGCCGGGTTTGAAGGCAATGTGGATATCAAAGGCGAAACCGGACTGGGGGTTTCCAAAAATATCTCCTGTCAGAGCATCAACGTCTGGGGCGGCGGCAAGTCCCGGGTGGTGCCCACCAGCTTCGGCCCGCTGAAAATGGCCGCTTTTGAAACACCGGAACCTACCTTTGCCGATACCGGCAGCGCCGTCTGTGACGAAACGGGCATCTGCTGCCTGGCGCTGCACCCCAAATTGGCCGAGACACTGTCCGCTGCCCAGCAGCTGAAGTGGCTGGTGACCCCCACGGCACCCGGCGCCCTGTGGGTGGAAAAGCAGCCGGACGGGACGGCCCTAGTTCATGGGGAGCCTGCCCAGACCTTTGACTGGCTGTGCATGGGGGCGCAGGCGGGATTTGACGCCCAGTATGCCGAACAGGCGGAGTACGGGCCTCCTATGGAACCCAACCCCGCCTACGGGCAGCTGGACCTGATGGAAACTTTTACCCGGGAAACAGAGCGCGGCCTGGAATCTCTGCTACAAGGCTGGGATGCCGATGCGTTTGTCAAACAACTGATGGAAGGAGCTTTTTCATGACTACCAAAATTACAGGCTATGCCTTTGTGCAGACCCCGGAAGGGCTGCGCGTGGCCTATACCTACAGCAAGATCGATGCAGACGGAAATGTGACCGCATCTAATATCCGCGGGTCGTATATCGACGACAGTGAGGAGACGGCCGCTTTCCTGGCCTCGCTGGAAGCCAAGATCATGGCTCGCATGGTCTGAAGGAGGCGTACATGGACGATAACGAAAAAGTAGCGCCCCTGCTGGATGGCCTGCTGTGGGAGGTCAAGGCCTCCTGCCTGCCCCCTGGCCGTCAAAGAGCTGGAAGAGGAAAATGTGTTGCAGCTCATCCAGGCTGCAATCACCATGGAGAAAGGGGGCGGTACTAACGGCTGATGAATTGAAAACCTATAAAAGTAATCTGACCGGGCCGGAACTGGACGAAGCGCTGCGCAATATTTATCTGGTCCAGGAAAATATCGAGAAAGCGGCCGGATACGCGGAAACGTCTGAAAAATACGGAACCATCGTTGAGCAGAATCAGGCCGCGATCCAGGCCATTGAGGATAACCTGGACTTGATCCAGCGGGCTCCGCAGAACGCGCAGACTGCCCAGCAGGCGGCCGAGCAGGCCGGCGCACAGGCCACAGCCGCGGCGGGGTCTGCGGATGCTGCCGCCCAAAGCGAAGAGAATGCCGCCTACTGGGCCGATCAGGCACAGACCATCGCCCAGGGAGCCCTGGGTTGGTACCAAAATGCGGAGGAATTGCGGCGGGCACATCCCACCGGCGAAAACGGCCAGTGGGCAATCGTCGGTAATACCGACACCGTTTGGACCTGGGACAGCGATACCGGGGACTGGATCAACACCTCTACCCGGATCGACCTGTCCAACTACTATACCAAAGCCCAGACCGATGCCCAAATCAAAACCGCAATGAGCAACACCGGTACACTGGTTTATGGCAGCTCAGTTACCACCGGCACTGTGAACAATGGCGGTGTTGGCACCATCGGCACGCTGAAAATACCTTCGGCGGGGGTGTGGATGGTGGCGGCCAGCGGGTGGAAACCCGACGCAATCGGTAAAGGAATCGTGAGTATCGATAACATTGGCGGTTGTTCACTGAGCGAGTATCAGTTTTGCCTGGCCGGTGTGATGCAGTGCAGTGGCGCTACAACCATGAACCTGAACGTGACAAACTGGAGCGGTAATACAGTCAACGGCCAGCAGAGCGCGGGGCTGATTTTCAGAGCAGTAAAAATTTCCGGCTAAGGAGGTAAAAATGATTTACGCGATCGACGTGAGTAAATGGCAGGGCGTGGTCAACTGGGCCACCGTCAAAAGCGCCGGAATCCGCCACGCCATGCTGCGGGCCGGTTATGGCAACAGCACGAGCCAAACTGACCCGCAGTTCCGCCGCAACGTGGCCAATTGCGAGCTGCACGGCGTAGCCTGGGGCGTCTACTGGTACAGCTACGCCACCAGCCCTGAGCAGGCCCGCCAGGAGGCCCGCTGCTGCCTGCAGGTGATCCAGGGTCTCAAGCCCACCATGCCGGTGGCTTACGACATCGAGTATGAGCCCTGCATCCTGGCGCTGGACAACGCCACCCGCACGGCGATGGTCAAGGCTTTCCTCGGCGAGATCGAGGCGGCGGGGTACTATGGCATCCTGTACGCCAGCAAGGACTTTATCCAGAACAAATTGAACTGGCGCGAGTTGACCGCCTACGACGTGTGGTGCGCCCAGTATGGCACCGCCTGCACCTGCCCGCTGCCCTATGGCATCTGGCAGTACAGCAGCGCCAACCCGCTGGGCATCCCCGGCTACGGCGCGAGCCTGGACTGCAACCGGGTATATAAGGACTACCCGCAGATCATCCAGGGCGCAGGGCTCAACGGGTGGGCTTCCAGCAGGCCGGACAAGCCCGCAGACACCGAGGACAACAGCGGCGCCGACGCGAGCGGCAAATATCAGCTGGTAACCATCGGCCCGGTGAGCAGCGGAGACGCTCTGACGCTGATGCGGCTGTGTGAGCAGCTGCACCTGACTGACCAGGGCCTGTACAGATCCGCCTGGGCAGACAAGCCCGCGGGCACCCAGACCCTTACCATCGGCCCGGTGTCCAGCGGCGACGCCTGGCGCATCATGCGGCAGTGCCAGGCGCTGGAACTGACCGATCAGGGGCTGTACCGCAGCCAGTACGTGGAGTAGGAGGCAACACCATGAAAAAGATCTACATCAGCCAGCCCATGCGCGGCCGGTCTACTGACGATATCATCGCCGAGCGTAAAGCACTGGTTGCCGACGCGGCTGTGGCGCTGCAGACCGATGAGGTGGAAGTGCTCGACACCTACCTCAACGGCTACACGAACAAGCCTCCGCTGCACCTGTTGGCCCTGGCGCTCGAAAAGATGGCAGACGCCGACGCTGTCATTTTTGCCCCCGGCTGGCGCGATGCCCGGGGATGCCGGGTGGAACATCTGGCCGCGTCGGAGTACGGCATTTCCATCATTCATGCAAAAGGGTGATGCCGGTGGACAACGACATCATCGCGCAGCTTTCTGCCGCCCTGGTGCCGCTGCTGGGGGCCGTCTGCGGCTACCTGGCCGGTAAGCTGCGGGCGGCGGCCAAGCGCGCACGGGAAAAGGACGCCGCCGACCAGAAACAGCAGGCCGCTCTGGTGGATGGCGTGAAGAGCCTACTGCGCGGTCAGATCATCGACGACGGCTTGACCTACCTGGAGGAGGGCGCGATCCCTCCCTTTGCCCTCGAGACGATGGAGCACCAAAACGACGCTTACGTCCGCCTGGGCGACGGCGATAAGAGTGTTAACGACATTGTGGCCCGCTGCCGGTGCCTGCCGATCCGCAGTGGCCACGAATGAAAGGAGTAAACCATGAAGTACACCAAACGCAACTGGGCGGCCTGGGCGGTCGCCGCGGGCATCCGCGCAGCAAAGACCTTCGGCCAGTCGGCGGCCGCCGTGCTGGTCAGCAGCGCCGTTATCCAGGAAGTGGACTGGGCACTGGTGCTCGGGTCTGCTGCACTGGCGGGCCTGATCAGCTTGGCCACCAGCCTGGCCGGCCTGCCGGAACTGCCCGACGCTGATGGGGATGGAATCCCTGACAGCGTGGACGACAACTAAATGCATAGAGCCCCCAGCCTTCCGAGAAAACCGGCAGGCTGGGGGCCGTTTTTTGTGCCATTCGTTGTGCCATTCATCACCAAATTTGCAGGATTTTAGAGGATTTTTTCACAAGAGAAAACAAAAAACGCCCAGAATCTAACGATTCTAGGCATTTTTTTGGAGCTAGTAACAGGAATCGAACCTGCAACCTGCTGATTACAAATCAGCTGCACTGCCAATTGTGCTATACTAGCGGGACTAGATTAGTTTAGCACATTGG